TCCTTGACCTGCCGGCGCCGCGATGGCTGGGCAATGGGCTGAAACTCCCGGCGGCAAAATGAAAACCTGCCCACAGTGCCGCAAGGACCTACCAGAAGACGCCTTCCACGTTGCGTCTGACGGCAAGCGTCACGCCAAGTGCAAGGACTGCCGGGCGGAGTATGAGCGCGGCCGGCGCAAGAAGGAGAAGAACGAGCGGCTGGACAAGATCGAACGCGACGCCGTCGATCTGTTCTGCACCTCAGCCAGGCTCGGCGGCTCCAACATCCCGCACACCGCGGAGCTGCTGGAGCGGCTGTATGAGTACATGGGTGGCGTGGCTGGGTTCGCCAATCTGTTTATGAAGCAGTACTACGATTCGCCTCCTGGCGGGGCGTTTCGGACCAAGCAGCTGGAGACCATCGTTCGTTTGACGACGAGCAACACGGCGTTGGGCGGCGCGAAAAAGCCGCTTGGGCTGTGGTCAGAGGAGGAGCTAGAGGACGAGCTGCGGCAACGCCTGTTGGAGGCCGCCAGCACCATCCGTGTCATTACCGCTCTCCCGGAGCCAGTTGAAGAAGCACCCACGCCAGATACCTGACCCGCCCAAGCCTGGGGTGGATTTAGGGGCAAACATCTCCAAGCACTCGCTGGAGGTTCTCAAAGAGGTCCAGGCAGAGCTGAAGAGCCGCCGCATAGAGGCGCTCCGGCTCTATGAGCCCATGCCGCTCCAGGAGGAGATGCACGCCTGCATGGCGTCGGAGCGGATCGTCCTGGGAGGCAATCGGTCCGGCAAGAGCCTGTCCACGTTTGTGGAGGACGCACGCGCCGCCACCGGACAGGACCCGCACGGCAAGTACCCGCAGACTGACGGCAACCTCGTCATTGTGGGGCGCAACTGGCCGCACATCGGCCTGGTGGCCTATCCGATGCTGTTTAAGGCCGGGGCGTTCAAGATCATCCGCGACCTAGAGACGGGAGAGTGGCGGGCGTTCCGGCCAGCCACCGATGCCGACAGGGCTAAGGAGGCTAAGCCGGCACCGCCACTCATACCGCCGCGGTTTGTCGTTGACACCTCCTGGGTGCTGAAGAACGCGGGCTACTGCAACAAGGTCACTCTCAGCAACGGATGGGTGATCAACTTCTTTTCGGCCGAGGGTGAGCCGCCCCAGGGATTTCAGGCGGATTTGGTGCATTTTGACGAGGACATCCCTCAGCCTGCGTGGGTGGGCGAAATGCAGGCGCGGCTTGCGGACCGCAAGGGACGCTTGCTGTGGTCTGCCATGCCGCACAGTAAGAACGACGCGCTCCTGGGACTGTGCGAGCGGGCGGACCGCGAGGCCGAGCAGGGCATCGACCCGCCCAACATCAAGAAGTTCGTACTGCGCTTCCTGGACAACGCCCATATCGACGGCGCGGAGAAGGAGAAGAACATCGCCCGGTGGTCGGCGCTGGGCGTCGATGAGCTGCGGATGCGGGCCGAGGGCGAGTTCACGCAGGACTCCATCCTCATGTATCCATCGTTCAACCCGGCGGTCCACCTGCTGCCAAAGGACACGCTCCCCGCGGGCCTGGTGCCGCCGGAGTGGACGCGATATGTCGCCATCGACCCTGGGCATACGGTCATGGCCGCCGTCTTTGGTGCCGTGCCTCCAGACGAGCGATTCCTGCTGGTCTATGACGAGCTGTACATCCGCAACGCGAACGCGCTGATCTTTGGCGAGGAGTTCGCCAAGAAGACGCACGGCCAGCACTTCTACGCCTTCATCATGGACATGCACGGCGGCTCTCTCCGAGACCTTGGGTCAGGACGACTGCCGAGTGAGCTGTACTCCGAGCAGCTCCGAGAGCGCAACGTCCGCGCTCAGCTCAGCGGCTATCAGTTCATCCCTGGGTCCGATGATATCCCGGCGCGGACCGGCCTGGTGCGGCAGATGCTGCATATCCGCGGCGACGGTACGACCAAGCTCAAGTTCCTGGAGGGCGGCACGCCAGAGCTGCTGCGTGAGATCCGCCGCTACAAGAAGAAGGTGGTGCAGACCGCGAACGGCGCGTTTGTCACGGACGCCCCAAACACGCGCGGCGAGGTCCATGCCGTGCAGTGCCTGGAGTATCTCTGCGCGTATGAGCCCACCTATCACAAGCCGCCAGCGCGGCCTGGTCCAGAGCCCTGGTATGTGAAGTGGCTGGCGGAGAAGAAGAAGCGCCAGGGCGACGACGGTAGTGGTTATGTGGTCCTTGGTCCCCAAAGAAAGGGTGCATGATGAGCTGGGAAGTGCCGAGCGTGAATGTGGGCGATACGGTGCATTACTACCCCCATGAGGGCGCCGAGCCCGTCATGGCGTTTGTGACGAAGGTGGGCAAGGACACCCTGGAGCTGTGGGCCCTGTCCCCTGGCTACGGCGGCGTGGAGCGCCCGAGCGTTCGCCACAAGGAGGATCCCCGCCTGGCCGACTCCACGCAGTGGAAGGCATTCGGCGTGTGGGAGCATCGCCCCCGGGATCCGCGGTTTGCGCAGCTGTTTGAGCGTCTTTCGGCCCTGGAGGCGGCGGTTAAGGGCAATAAGAAGTAGCCCAGGAACCGCGCATGTCTGATACGAACCCCCTCCGCCCCATCGTTCGGGGCTGGCTGGACAAGATCGAACTCGCCGTCAAGCACAAGCGTCCCTTCCAGGAGGACGCTGAGGAGGCCATGCAGTTCTACGACGGCGAGAACGCATGGATGTTCCGCAACGAGTACATGCGGGGCGAGAAGGGGTTCGTAAAGGGCATCACACCGCCAGCGTTTCGGATGACCATCAACCGCGTCTGGGAGGCCGTCCGCCTCTTCGGCGCGGTGATTCACCACCGCAACCCCGCGCGGAACGTCACGCCCAGGCAGTATCCGGTCATCAGCCCGCAGATGCTGGGCATCTTTCCGCAGCCGCCGATGCCGCAGATGGGGCCTGACGGCCAGCCCGTTATCGGGCCGGACGGCCAGCCGGTGATGATGCCTGATCCTGGGCAGATGCAGTACCAGCAGCTAGTGCAGCAGACGCAGTTCTTCGCGGAAAAGCGGTCGCTGATCAGCAAGCTGCTGGAGGACTACCTGAACTACACGCCCGTCGAATTGAACCTCAAGGACCAGTCCCGGAAGGTTGTGGACGAGGCGCTGATCAAGGGCGCGGGCTGTTGGTTTACGGAGCTGTACCAGCCACCAGGCTCGCAGATGCGGCTCGCCGGCAGCTTCTATGAGACGTTCGACAACGTCGTCTGGGACCCGGATGCGGACGACCAGTCGGACATCCTCTGGCTGGCCCGCAGGCGGACTCACCCCAAGGACTTTGTGGCGGCCAAGTTCGGCCTGGCCCCCGAGGATCTCAAGGGGCACTCCGAGAGCTACTCGTCCCGCAGCCGCAAGGATGAGCGCGGCTACGAAACCAAGCGCCGCAACGGCCAGACCAACGACCTGGTGACCTACTGGGAGATTTACTCCAAGACCGGGTTCGGTGACCGGCTCAAGAACGCCGAGGCCGACCTGAAGGGCAAGTTCGACTCACTGGGGGACTACTGCTACATCGTCGTCTGCGAGGGCGTGGACCATCCGCTCAACATTCCGCCAGACGTTCTCCAGGACGAGGTGGACGAGACGGGAGTGCCGCAGCGACTGTTCGCGGCATCGCAGTGGCCGATCCCGTTCTGGGCAGAGCCCAATGGGTGGCCATGCACCATCCTCCAGTGGCACGGCAAGCCGGGGTACTCCTACCCCATCTCGCTGATAAAACCTGGCATCGGGGAGCTTCGGTTTGTCAACTGGGCGGTATCTTTCATGGCGACCAAGATCGCCACGTCGTCCAACACGCTCATCGGCGTCGCCAAGTCTGCGGACGAGAACCTGAAGGCCAAGATCCTGGATGGGTCGGAGTCTGGCTACAACATCGTAGAGATCAGCGAGGCTATCGGGCGGTCAGTCAACGACATCATCAGCGTATTCAACCTGCCGGGCGTCACGTCCGACATGTGGAACATCATCCAGGCCGTTACCGAGCTGTTCGACCGTCGCGTCGGCCTCACGGAACTGGTCTATGGCATGTCCAGGAACCAGTTCAGGAGTGCGGCAGAGGCTTCCGTGAAGGCGGAGCAGATCAGCGTGCGGCCTGACGACATGGCCAACACGCTGGAGGACGCCCTGTCGGAGCTGGCCCGCAAGGAGGCGTTCCTGGCGCGCTGGCTGATCCAGCCGCAGGATGTGGCGCCGCTCCTGGGCCCGATGGCGGCGCAGGCGTGGGCGATGCACGTCCAGGCCATGAGCCCCGAAGAGGTGCTGCGCGAGTTCGACTTCCGCGTGGAGGCCGGCTCGGCCCGCAAGCCCAACAAGGGGACCAAGGTGGAGCAGATCAACCAGGCCCTCCAGGTGATGATGCCAGTCGCCCAGGGGCTCATGCAGGCCGGCCAGCCGCAGATTATGAACGCGCTCCTGGAGGACTGGGGGCGCGCCATGGATATCGACGTGAGCCGGTATCTGGTCCCTCCGCCGCCGCCACCGCCGCCTGGCCCGCCGCCAGGAGCAGCGCCCTCACCCCCTCAGGAGCAGCCGAATGGAAATCCCCAGCCAGGTCCGTGACGCCGGCCCAGATGCCGTGGAGACCTACCGCCGCGCCCTGCCCTACGGAGAGCGCTGGGCGGAGATGTGCGCCATGCAGTGCCCTCCAGGAACCCGTGGCACCGACAGGGCCTTCAATGAGGGCCGCTACAACCAGCAACAGTTTGATGACATGCCCAAGAAGATGGCCCAGCGCATCCTCCGGGAGGCCCGTGCCGCAGGAATCAACACTTCTGGCAAGCAGTACTGCGCCGGCCTGGCCGACAAGCGGGCGTACTGTGACCCGGAGGCGTGGGTGGACAGCACGGCCGACGTTGTTCGCGTGGCCCGCAAGCGCAACCTGACCGTGGAGGGCATCGTCTCCCACCAGGGAACGGCCGTTCCTCCGAAGCGCAAGGTCCTCTCGGAGGGCATTATCAAAGAGGAGATGCAGTACTACCGGAAG